GTAGATTTAGTTGGTGGTATTGCAGATTTGAAAAAGAAAAATATCAGAACAGTTGGTAAAGCAGAAGAAAGATTCGAAGAGGACCCGCTAAGAAAATTAAGAGCATTAAGATTCCAAGCTAGATTAGGTGGTAGTTTAGATAAAGATTTACTAAACGCTTTACAAAAAGACCCATCACTAAAAGGAGTTAGTTCTGAAAGAATTAGAGATGAATTTGTAAAATCTCTTAAATCAGCAAAAGATACTAAAAAATATATGGAGTTATGTGATAAGATTGGATTCACATCACTTATACTTCCAAATCTAAAAATAAACAAACCTTATATCAAAGATAATGATTACATTTTATTTTTAGCAAATCTACTTAGAAAGAATCAACCATCGGTATTGACTAAAACTTTGAATAAGTTAACATATTCAAACGATGAAAGAAATAACATAGTTTTCTTAGTAACGCTGGATGATTTCAAACCAGAAGAAATAGCAACTTACAAAAAGTTACAAAACAAAACATCTTTATCTGATGACCAAATTAAAAAGTTTGGAAAGTTAATTGGTAAGGATATGGGTAAGTTTGTTAAATTCAATTTATCAGTTGGTGGTAAAGATGTACCATCAGATATCAAAGGACCACAAATAGGATTATGGATTAAGAATAAAGAAAAAGAAAACTTCTTAGGTGAAGGAATAATCGCAGAAGGTGGAGCATATGGACATATGTCTCATCCATTTGATACTGATATAAACCTAACATTTGGTCAATTAAAAGATATTGTAAATAGAGCACTTGATGGTGAGCTAGACTTAACAACAGAAAAAACCGATGGACAAGCATTAGCAATTAGTTGGAAGGATGGAAGATTAGTTGCAGCTCGTAATAAAGGGCATTTAAAAAATAAAGGTGAGAATGCTTTAGATATAAGGGGAGTATCGGATAAGTTTCAAGGACGAGGAGGATTGAGTGATGCATATAACTTCGCAATGAAAGACTTATCTAAAGCCATCTCATCTCTTAATGATAAACAAAGAGAAAAAGTGTTCAAAGATGGAGCATGTTTTATGAATCTCGAAGTTATATACCCAACTTCAGTAAATGTGATTACATATGGACAAGCTTTATTAATATTTCACGGAACTATGGAGTATGATGATGATGGTAATGCTATAGGTGAGAATAAAGAAGCAGCTAGAATGTTAGCTGGTATGATTAAGCAAGTGAATAAAGATGTTCAAGATAATTATACAATTCAAGGACCACCAATTGTTAAATTACCTAAATCTCAAAAACTATCTTCTAAAAAAGGAAAGTATAATTCAAAAATCTCTAAACTACAAAAAGAATTTAGTTTAAAAGATACAGATGGTGTAGCAGTATATCATCAATCTTGGTGGGAACAATGGGTTGATAAGAAATCACCATCTACATTGGATAATAAGACCAAAATGGGTTTAGTTAAAAGATGGGCGTTTATGGATAAGAAGTTTAGATTAGATAAAAAGAACATTACTGATGAAAAAACATTAGAATGGGCTAAGAAAACAGATAAAGATAATCATAAGAAGATATCTAAACAAAACTTAATGAAGTTTGAGAATATTTTCTTAGGTTTAGGAGCCGAAGTACTCGAATTTACTTCATCTGCACTAACTGTAAATCCTGATAAAGCTATTCGTGATATAAAGAAACGAATTGACAAGACAATTAAAGATGTTAAGAAATCAGGTGACCCTAAAAAGATAGAAAAGCTTAGACTAGAACTTCAAAGACTAAATTCTATCGGTGGAGCTAAAAAAATCGTACCAAATGAAGGTATTGTATTCCAATATAAAGGTAAAACCTTCAAACTTACAGGTACATTTGCATCCGTAAATCAAATTTTAGGTATTTTCTTTTAAGATATATTATGTTTTTACAATTTAGTGATATTTATATATACATATATAATGTGTAATAATCAATATAATGGCAAATAAAGAATTCAAACGAAAATTTATGCATCCCACTCGTAGAAAACTATCTGATATGGTTAGAACTGGTGGTGATTATGAGAAAAACACAACAATAGGTTGGGAAGCTAAGAAGAAGGATAGGAAAGTTGGTGAAGTATGGGAAGATGGGCATAATAAATATGAAAAGCACGATGGTTATACTATAAAGACAGGTAAGAATCACGAAAGTATGCAAGAGATACGAAAATATCTTGAGGATTTAAACAAATGTAAAAATCCAGAGTGTGGACATGTTGGTAAATTCGGACCTACAAACAAAAAATTAATTAGAAAGACTGGATTTTGTATTGGATGTAATAAAACGATGGAAAGAGAACTCCGAATTAATGGAGTTTATGAAGATTACGAAAAATATAAAATATATGGTAATATGATGGCAGATGCATTACTTAGGATAGATGCAATCAAACAAGATATTGATGATTTAAAACAATCATATGACCATATCGGTGAAGATGGTAAAGTTATTGAAACATTTACTTTACCAAGACCCATAGATGAGATGAAAGATGAGATGCGTGGGTTCATAGATAACAGCATGGAAGAGATATCCAAACTAAAAGAGATGAGACAAGAATGTTTCGATAGAATAAAAGAAAAAAATTATGAACATATTCTTTAATATATTACAAAAGTATTTCAAGGAGATACTAATAATAGGATTGATAGTTGTAATACTATTAATGAGAGCTTGTAGTGGTGATGGTGAAACAGAACCAAAAGAAATAATAAAAGTTGATGGAAAAGAGTATGAACTTTTAGAACAAAAGATAGATACAGTATTTGTTGAAAAAATAGTAGAAGTACCAAAGTATGTACCAAAATATATTACAAAGGTAGAAACAATTGAAGTTGAAGTACCAGCTGATGTAGATTCTCTGAAAGTAGTTGAAGATTATTACGCTAAATATATTGTAAAAGATACTTTAAACCTAACTTATGATTTTGGACCTGAGATTACAATTGATTCAATTGGAACTAAACCTAATCCATCATTAGGATTTGGGTTTCTTACAGATACAATCTCCCAAAATAGGATTATAAGTAGGAAAATAGAATGGAACTTTCAACTTCCTACAATATACAATACAAAAATTGTTAAAGAGTTACCTACAAGGCAATTGTACTACGGAATAGGTGCAGGTTTTAACAAAGCTGATTTTATAGGTAGTGCAAAATTTGGTGTTTTATATAAAGACAAGAAAGATAAGGTATTTGGACTTGACTTGGGTATATTAAATACTAATAATAATGTAACTCCTTACATCGGTGGTTCTATGTATTGGAAACTTTCATTTAAGAAGAAAAAATAAATGGCATCCTTAAAGGATATAATAAAATTAGAATATCAGAAGTGTGCGGTAGACCCAATTCACTTTATGAAGAAGTATTGTATGATACAACACCCTGTTCGGGGTAGAATACCTTTTCATTTATACCAATTTCAAGAAAGAACACTTAGTGAGTTTAATAAAGAACGATATAATATAGTTCTTAAGTCAAGACAGACAGGTATATCAACTTTATGTGCTGGATATGCGTTATGGAAGATGTTATTTAATAATGATTTCAATGCATTAGTAATCGCAACCAAACAAGAGGTAGCTAAAAACTTAGTAACTAAGGTTAGGTATATGAATGATAACCTACCTAGTTGGTTAAAGCAAACAACAATTGAAGATAACAAACTTTCATTAAGATATTCGAATGGTTCACAAATTAAGGCAACATCTTCAAGTGGAGATGCTGGACGTTCGGAAGCATTATCATTATTAGTATTTGATGAGGCAGCTTTCATTGATAATATTGAAGATATTTGGGTATCGGCACAATCAACACTATCAACTGGTGGTGATGCAATCATTTTATCGACTCCAAATGGTGTTGGTAACTTTTTTCATAAGACTTGGGTTGATGCAGAGGAAAACCACAACTCATTTAATACTATAAGATTACATTGGAGTGTACATCCTGAAAGAGATAAAGAATGGAGAGATGAGCAAGAAAAACTATTAGGACCTAAAGGAGCAGCTCAAGAATGTGATTGTGATTTCGTTTCTTCTGGTGATACAGTCATTGACCCACAGTTATTACAATTCTATAAAGAATCATATTGTCAAGACCCGTTAGAAAAGACAGGATTTGATGGAAACCTTTGGAAATGGGAATATCCAGACTATAATAAAGCATATATGGTGGTGGCTGACGTTGCACGAGGAGATTCTACGGATTATTCCGCTTGTCATGTAATAGATATAGAACAAGCAACTCAAGTTGCAGAATATAAAGGTAAATTAGATACAAAAGATTTTGGAAACTTCTTAGTTGCATTAGCAACAGAGTATAATGAAGCATTATTGGTGGTTGAGAACGCAAATATAGGTTGGGCGGTAATCCAACAAATAATAGATAGGTCTTATAAGAATCTTTTTTATATGAGCAAGGATTTAAAATATGTAGATGTAGAACATCAAATGACTAATAGGTACAGAGCTGAAGAAAGAGGAATGGTTGCTGGATTCAGTACTACACAAAAAACAAGACCATTAATAATATCAAAGTTAGATGACTATTTTAGAGAAAAATCAGTTACAGTACGTTCTCATAGATTGATAGATGAGTTATTTACATTTATATGGAAGGGGAATAGAGCAGAAGCAATGAAAAGTTATAATGATGACTTGGTTATGAGTTTCTCAATCGGATTATGGGTTAGAGATACAGCTTTAAGATTAAGACAAGAAGGAATTGATTTAACTAAGAAAACATTAGGTGGAATCACATCTGAACAACATAGTGGAATCTATGGAGGAACTCCAGCTGGGTTAGAACATAACCCTTGGACACAGCGAGTTGGTGATAGAGATGAGGATTTAACTTGGTTAATTAACTAATATATAAAATTATTATATTTATAGGATATAGGAGTTTTATTTAGTAAAGATAATAAATATTTAAAACAAAAACAAAAACAAATGGCAGATACTTCATTTTTCGGTAGATTAAGAAAACTATTTTCAGCCCAAGCTATTGTAACAGTAGATAGTAAAGGAAGAAGAAGAGTTGCAGACACCGATGAAAGACAAATTACTAATTTATCTCATCTAAGAGATAGATATACGAAACTTCAGAAATCATACTATGAACAAGCTGGAGGTGCACAATCAATGGCATACCAACAAGTTCGTAGAGAGATATTCAGAGATTACGATGCTATGGATAATGACCCAATTATCGCATCAGCACTCGATATATACGCAGATGAATCTACATTAAAGAATGAATATGGTGATGTATTAACAATTCGTTCAAAAGATTCAGAGATACAAGCTATTCTAAACAATTTATTCTATGATGTACTAAACATTGAATTCAATCTTTGGCCTTGGGTAAGAAATATGTGTAAGTACGGAGATTTCTTCTTAGGTTTAGA